ATGTTTACACCGGAAAAAGCCAATATCGCGCCCACTACCAACGGAGCCATTTTTAGCAATCTCGTTATTGTGTCGACGTTCGATTTAATAAACCCTTGAATTTTGTCTGTAGTATTGCCTATCTGCTCTACCCATCCGGGAACCTTAACTGTCTCGAACATTGTGCTAACATCAGGCATCCCGTTATTAGAGGATGAAGCGGGCTTAGAAAGCGCGTTGATTTCATCAAATCCCAATATGCTTCTCTGCGCTTCTTTTGCGGCTTGGCCAACTTTTGCAATCGAGGCGGCATAATCAACCGCTGATTTTTTTGCTATAGAGACCGTGGAAGCATGATTAAAGATTCTTGCGGTTAACATGCCGATCATGTTGAACAAGTCCGCCAAATGGTCTATAAGATTCACAATGAACGGTGTGAGTGCTTGAATCGTAGGCATGAGCGCAGCCGCTATACTGTTCTTTAAATAAAGAGAACTGGTTGCAAGAGCGGACATAGTCGCATTAGCTTGTTTGTTGGCTTGAACCATGTTATTTATGCCGGTTGTAATCCCCTGAGTTACCGCGCTGAAAATACGGAACGCGATAATGCGGATAAACATCTTTTCCATCATTTGTAGAGTCTTTTGAACTCCGGACGTTGATTTTTTAGTAGCTTTTTCTGCCCTATTCCCGAAATTCAAAAACCCGAATGATGCTTTAGAAGCACTATCGCTAATTCCCAGCATTTGCGCTTTTAGCTTATCCGACTTTGCTACCAGCCTATCGATTGCTCCGTCAGCAGAAAGCATTCGCTTTTCAAGGCTCAAGAACTTGCTGCTGCCTTCGTCGACGCTCTTTGTTGCGGCTCCAAGCTGAGAATAGAGCGCTCTTTGATTATCGAGCTGCGCACTAACTCGGGTCAATTCAGCAGACAGTGTTCCAAACTTTGCTTGTGCTTCTGCCGACATTTTGGAAATGGATGGGGTAAGGCTATCTATGTAAGCGTTCACCTTGTCCAAAGCGCTTGTAGCCTGAGAAGTATCAAAATGAATCGAGGCGGTTTTAGCAGCCTTGTCAACAAAATCAGAAGCCATAGCCGAAGAACCGCGCGGAGGGGTTGAAGTAAAAACGTCTGTTGCAGTAGGTTCCGAGAACCGATTAACCGCGCTCGGCTGATTAGAAAATCCTTTGTCTTTGTAGCTGTTCAGAAAAGCGTTTGTTTCTGCATCCTGAGTTGTGGCTTCTTTTAGTTTTCTCTGCGCTTCTGCTAATTTTGCAGACGCAACCGCAGATTTATTCATGGAAACCGTTGCCCGATCAAGGCGAGCCTGATACATAGCCATACGGGATTCCGCATCTTTTACAGACAATGTGCTTTTGCTTGTGGCGTCGGCAATGGATTTAAGCCCCGTAATTGCTTTAGAACTGGACGCAATGGAATTCATCTTTTCTGTGAACGCAGTTAGAGAAGGAGCGAGTTTTTCAAAGGTTTCCTGTAGTGAGGTCAGCTTTGTAATAACCCGGTCAAGCGCGGATTCAGCACTTTTAGCGGAACCCGTTACCTCTATCATTAAATCGTCTGCCATGTGTTTTATATCACCTACCTAAAAAAAGAGGGCTGCAACCAATACGGTCACGGCCCTCTATGGGACTCTTTCGTGACTATCTTTTTTCTCCGATTATCACTTTTGGAAGTCCGCTTTTACCGGAAAGCATATCGTCAATCTGTTTCGATCTTGCACGAATAGCATCTTCCGTACTCTGAACAATAGATTTTGGAGATTCAGCTTCTTGCTCCTGAAATATCGGAAGCGGCTTTTCGGGATATCTTTTGCCTTTAGGAAACATGGAGTCTATAGCAAGCGTTAGATATTGGCCTTGAAGCCACGCGGACGCGTTTGTCTGTATACGCCATAACTTTAGTTCTTCCTCTTTTCGCCGCCTGTAAGACCGCACACGAATCCAAAACAGATTCGGGCTTTCATACCAGAACTCATGTGGAGAACAGCCGACCGTTATAGCATCGGGGAGCAACTCTTTTTCAAAGAATTCGGTGTATGTGTGCCAACTCCGCTTTAGACCGTTTCCGTTTCCTTCGGGGTTACTCTCAGGGTTTTCCCCGCGGGCTTCTTCCCCGCCTGCATAAAAACCTCGGTAAACGGGTCAATAAGCGTCGAATAGACTTCTCCCAAACCGTATTCGTCAATTGCCTTATCACAAATCTTCTGAGCAAGGTTCGGATTGATGGTCGGGTTGTGGGTAATCAAGCCAAGATAAAATAAGACATCGGTGGAAGTCTGAATTTTCTCGCGGGCGTTATTGATGGAACCGCCCATTGCCTCAAACTTTCTTACGCTGTCGCGGGTAAACTCAATTTCGTACTGGTTTTCTCCGACCTGAATATTAAAAGATGACATAAATATCCTCCATATTATTTAATTTATAGCCGCCCACGGAAACGCAGGCGGCTTAAGCTTTTTCTTGATTACGGGGTGGTGGTTGCCATAATGGGAGCAGTGTCGGCTACGTGGGATTTAGTGGACACGTTGATAGCGAGTCCGCACTTGCCGCCAGAACCAGCAGAGTAACCTTTAATCCATGCGTCGCCGGTGCCGGTAAAGCGTTCGCCGGAACCGTCCTGATAAACGATCAAGAACTCTTTCGGCTCGGTCAGGTTTACGTAGGCTTTTACTGCCGCGTAATTTGCTTCGGTGTGGTTGAATTCAAATTCAAACGAAGGTGTATCGGGACGGTCGGAAACGTACTGCTTGTACTGACTGTCCAACTCGGTTACTTCAATCTGCGACGGAGCACCGCCAGTGTCGGGGGTACTGGTGACGGACACCAGTTTTTCAAACTTTTCCTCTGTGTTCTTTTTGCAAAGCAGAATACCTATGTCGGTCATTGCAACAACAGTCTCAGGCATATGTAATACCTCCTGAAAAGTCCAGGCGCTTAATTCAGCGCACTCGTTTATTAGCTATAAATCAGCCGCCGTTCCTCGTCAAAACTGCAACTGTAAATCATCGTGTAACGGTAAATGGTAGTGTCTGCGGCGTTCGTTACGGGTTTTGCAGAAACACGCTTTAGGTGAAGCTGGTTTTCCATAACGTCAGCAATAACCGCCGCGATTTGCTTTGAAACGGTTTCCCGTGTCCCTCCGGTCATGTAAATATCGATCTGCCACGACATGCGAGACTTGCGTTCGGTATAATCCAGCGTGTGTTCAAATTCTGCGTTATCAATGTCGATGAACGTCACATATGGGAAAGTGGAAGCTGTACTTTGATACGTCTTAGAAACAACCGCACTGCTGTATAAAGCCAAAACCGCAGGCTTGATCTTATTGAAAACAAAGTTCGTAATGTCAACCATTGCTCATGTTCACCCTCAATGTCTCTCCGGCAATCGACTTCATATATTCCTTCGTGCGGTACACAAAAGCAGAAGCGGGTTGCCCTTTTGTCCAACGGTAACGGTTCTGCTTCTCGTCAAAGTAAGTCCAGCGTTTTTCTCCGTGCTCGTTTACGTCGTAGGCCCATCCGGGAGCCGGTTCTGGATGTGGATTGCTTGCGCCGACGATTCCGGTTCCGTGCTCCACAAAGATTGCATAGTCGGAGCCGACCTTGATTCTTCCGGTTTTCGTTTCCGCGTCATACTCCCATGTGATGCTATCCGCAAGTTCTCCGCTTTCCACTTTGACAATCGTCATCATGTACTCGTAGCCGATCTGCGTAAGTTGCTCAACAGTTTTGGAGTGACCGCCCTCAATTTCATCCTGCTTCTTTTGAACAAGAGAAATCGCGTCGGATATGGACTTTCGGCTGAAAACGTTGATTGAAATCTTATCGGCCATTACTTCACCGCTCCGGCTTTCTTGCGGAAATAAACCGTAAATTGTCCGCCCGTATAAAGCACCTGATCAACCGTATAATTGTTGTTCATGGGATGCGCGGGGTCATCGTCCTGCAAATTCCCATTAGGCTCAATGCCAATCCATGCAACTTGATGTTCCTCAACGCTGAATCCCTCAACGTCATAAGGTGTATAGGACGCTTTTCGGATGCTGTTCACGTCCGTTCCAAAGGCTTGACGTTCTGCTTGGTCAGTTATCGGCTTGACGTTCAATCGAAGCACCACGGGTTCGTCAAAGACTGATATGTACTCCCCTGTCTCTTCGCCGTTACCGTCCACAACCGGAACGGGCGGCAGCTTCTGAGAAATGTAAACGGTCTGCTTTTCGCGTTCAAGGCTTCTCATGAAGGAATCACCGCCAACGGGGTAATATCATTCAGCAGAGAGGAAGGAATATCCGCGTTCTCATAAGATCGACTCACGCCGTTTTCGGAGTGTGAGGTTTCCCCCTCTGCCCCTTGCTTGTTCCACAAGAACAAGGCAATCTGAATCTGCAACTCATTCCAGCGCTGTTCCATTGCGACGTCATCAGGCCAGTTTCTACGATGCTTAATGACGCTTTCCGCACGGTCAAGCATGAGCTGAAGCTTTGTGTCCTGAGAAGTACCGGAAACATCAATCCAGAGTTTCAGTTTTTCGAGTTGTGATAAGTCGGGCATAAATCACTTCTCCTTACTCGGCGGCGGGATTTTATAGGGCTTTTTTGTGGCGGAAGTCTTTGCTTGAGGCTTAGATACCTTTTCTGTGTCTTGCGCGGTTCGTGACAACACTTTTGCGCCAATCGCAGTTAATTTATCTAAGTCTTTATCATTAACATCTATGGAAGTGTGAGGGGCGTAAAATGCGCCCCTGTACTTCACCCTGTGGTCAAACTCAACAATAGACATTGCTTATGCCACCTTAAGAACGCCAACCTCGTCCATTCTCTCGTAAGTAGGAAGAACGATCTCGGAGGCGATTGTCTCAATGTTTACCGGATGCGGCTGAATAATCTGAGTAATGGAAAGCCCGGTATTGATGATGGATACATTTGCCTGCCCGCTTCCCATAAGGTCGGCCTCCTCGGGGGTTGTACCATAATAGGTGCTGCCGAGCGGAGCGCCACGGGAAACCAGCGTAACGTAATTGTCCGGGTAGAACGCTGTAGCAACGCCAGCCTCGGTCTTGAATTTCTTGCTGTACACGATAATGTCAATGCCAAGAATCTGAGCAACAACTTCCTTGACAATCGCGTCGGTCAAGAAGATGTTTGCTGTAAGGTTCTGTGCCAGAATCGCAGACTTCACTTTCTCACAGGAAAGCAGATAGTTGAAAGTCGTGCGGCTCATGATCGCCGTGTCAGGACGTGCGCCGGTATTGTCCTCGATGGTATCCTGCAAAGTACGCATGTCGTCGAACGGGTCTGCCGTAGCGGGAACATTCCATTTGTCCG